CTATGAGGCATTTGTAGCGGACGCAGGCGAGCGCATTGTAATTGATGCCGACACCGCAACACTAGCCGAGCGTATAATGACCTCGGTATTGCGCTACAAACCGGCTGCCTATCTGTTAAAAGAAGGCATCGCAGAGCAGCCAATCTTTTGGACTGATTCCCAGACCGAGGTAGATTGCAAAGCCAAGCCCGATTGGATTACCGACGGCGGCATTATTGTAGACCTTAAAACAACAGAGGACGCTAGCCCAGTGGGATTTGCGCGCTCAGTTAAGAAATACCGCTACGACGTACAGGCTGCGTTTTATTCTGACGGCTACGAGCAAAGCACTGGAAAGACCTGCAACGGCTTTATGTTTATCGCAGTAGAGAAAACACCGCCCTATTTGGTTGCCGTTTACTTTGTCGGTAGCGAGGATTTAAACAACGCCCGCCAGCGCTATCGTGAAAACTTGTTGGCTTACAAGCAATGCAAGCAAACAGGCATTTGGAATGGGTATAGTGAAATTGTAACTAAGGTAAATTTATGAAAACTACAGATTTAAGAATTGGTAATTTGGTATTGAGTAAAGGCATTCCCGTTCAAATTGAAGAAATAATGTGGGAAACGGTGCGATATTGTTTTGGTGAATTTCCAATAGATTATATTCAACCTGTACCAATAACCGAAGAATGGTTGTTAAGGTTTGGTTTTGAGTTTAGGGTAGTGTATGGAAATAATTTTTGGACATTAAATAATATTTTAATTTTTGAAGATAAAAATGGGAATTTTGAGTATAGTGTGGGGTTAAAAATACAATCAATACACCAATTACAAAACCTCTACTTTGCCTTGACGGGTGAGGAATTAACCCAAATCGAAAATTTATGACGCCAAAAGAAAAAGCAAAGGAATTGGTTGATAAGTTTAGCACTGTCGGCCTGCAACAACGAAATGAGGGCATTGCCTGCGCATTAATTATGTGCGATGAGTTGTTATGCAATTCTACTTTTTTAATCAGTACGGGCGAATCATATTACTGGAATGAAGTAAAAAAGGAAATCGAAAAACTATGAGCCCACAGGAAAAAGCCCAGCAACTTATTGAGCAATTTGATAACGCACTTACCACAAAGGACTGCGCACTAATTTGCGTCGATGAAATTATAGAAAACTACGACACAACCCTAGCCTACTGGCAGGAGGTAAAAAAAGAAATCGAGAATTTATGAGCACAGAAATAACAGAAACAAACCCCGCGCCACTATCTAGCTTTGAACTGGCACAACGCCAAGCAAAAGCCCTGAGCGCCTCCGACCTAGTACCGCAGCAATACAAAGGCAACGTAGCAAACACCCTGGTCGCTTTGGAAATTGCAAACCGCATCGGCGCTAGCCCCTTAATGGTTATGCAAAATCTGCACATTATTCACGGGCGGCCGTCGTGGTCTAGTACTTTTGTAATCGCTGCAATTAACGGCTGCGGAAAGTTTACCGCCCTGCGCTTTGTGGGTGATCTCGAGAAAGGGATTAAGGCGGTTGCCACCGAGAAAGCAACAGGCGAGACCGTAGAAGGCCCAACCGTTACTATGGCAATGGCAAACGCTGAAGGGTGGGTAAGCAAAGCAGGCAGCAAGTGGAAAACAATGCCCGAGCTAATGATGCGCTATCGTGCCGCCGCTTTCTTTGGACGCCTGTACGCCCCCGAAATTACAATGGGTATGCATAGCGTCGAAGAGGTTGTAGATATTCAACACGAGGAGCCCGCAGGGGTTGCAGCGCTCAACTCTAAGCTCACTAACCCAACGCCTGCACTAAATCCTTAGATTCAATGAGCGTATAAGTAAAGCGGTTGCCGTGAATGGTGGCCGCTTTTTTTGCTAGTGCCATAAACTCGTTGAAATCTGCAACGCGTTTGAACACTTGGCAGCCGTGGCTCCAGTCATCGACGCGGGCAGAATCCACCCCAGCCTTATGTATATTGATTCCAAACACGCCCGTCTCGGTCTTATCCTCTTGATAAATTCCATCTTTGGTGAAGTCGCGATACACAGTCACAGGAGCGCATTGTTTTAGCGCCTCATATTTCCCCTGATGCAATCCGATGGCGTGGCTACCACGATACTGGTTTGGTACTAGTCGCGCAGTACCGCCGCCGTTGTCGGTTGTGGCAGCCCACTCCTTTACTACCCAACTATCGCCCACCTTGTAAGCACACACAAGCTTATCGTCAAAAGCGTTGGTCACTTTCTTACCAGTGGAACTGTTGCGAATCCCGATAATGTTAAGGTTGTACTCGCCTGTTTCAAAGAAGGCATATTTTTTGGCGGCCATTGTAGCGCGCAGAATGTGAATGTTCATAATATCAAAGTTAATAAAAAGATAGTGGCAATCGTGTAAGTCGTACGACGCAAACGGTTATATCGTTTGTCGCGTTTCTGCAACTCATCAAGTAGCTTGGCCTGTATCTTATCCTGCTGAGCAATTACCTCCGCATCAATCTTTAACTGCTCTCTGCACAGTGCCAAATTTTCTCTAGCCTCTGCGCCCTTAATCAGATAGTAATTATTTGCCGAGAGAGTCGAGCTGTCGGTGCATTGCGATAAGGCGCAATGTGGTGCTGCAAGAAGTATCACCAGCGAGAGCAATATAGAGCGTATCATATTTTTGATTAATTACTAGTTGAGTATCGTGGATGGCCTTGTACTTTAGGCGGATTTTGTAGAGCGTGTCTAGGTCTTTTTCAACTACTCGAATAGCAGGGCCGTGAACAATTCGCTCGGTTTTTGGTACGGCAAACTCGACGTACATCATACCACCCACAAAGAGCAGCACAAAAAGCAGAACTGTCAAACTGCCTTTACTCATCTTTTGGCTTGCCGCTGAACTTGTCGACTGAGGTAAAGCCGAGCGTTAAAATGGTTACCCACTCAACAGCTGCAACTAATTCCGCACTGGGTGCAATCTCCTGCGGGCTCATTGAGTTATGCGCCATAGTTCCAAACAGGACAAACGCCCCGATAATTCCAACGAACCGCTTGCTAGATAGTTGGCCGTTGTCGCCTTTAAAAATTTCTAATAGTTTTTTCATCGCCCTTGTCCCCTATATTTTTTGAGTGGTTTGTTATTCTTTGAATGTACGCCCTTGTTTTTACGCTTGGGCTTTGGTTGCCATAAGGCGGTTGCTTTGGTGGTCTTTGCCTTTGCCATTACTTATAAATATAAAGCCTAAACCAGTTAAAATCTTCAGTACCGCCGTTCTTTTGATACTCCAAAAATGCGTCAAAGATTGGCCCTGCATTCTTACCCTCGTCCACAACCATAGCCGTGTCAATTCCTGCGGTGATCATCTTAGCGACAAACACCTCCTGCACCTTTTCCAATGCCTCGACCTTAACCTCTGCCTCAACAACCGCCTCGACTAGCTTGGCCTTTTCTTCTGCCTTTTCTTCAACCAACGCCTCGCTAACCTCGTGGGCTTGCTTAGTGGCCTGCCCAACTGCCTGTGTGTTTGCTTTAATCTTTTTCATCAACGCATCCATCTCATTCACTGGCTCGGGCTTAACTGCCCACGATTCGGTAAACAAATAGCCAAGAGCAAATATGGCGGTAAAAATGTATAGCAGTCGCATAGTGTTAAAGTTTTTTCATCGAGTTAATTATGCGTAGTTCCGTGATAGCCGCGCTCAACGCTGAATCCGCGGTCTTGAGCATCTTGTACGCCTGTTTCTGTTCGGCTCTCAACGCCACAATTTCCTTTTTACACTCATCAATCTGCGTTTGATTGTTCGCACGCAAGTCCATATACAAATAACTAACAGCCAGCAGCATACAAAAAGCCACGGCAGCAACAGGGTTTTTGCGAAATTGGTCAAACGAAACAGGCAGCGGATTCGCATTTGGGGTTTTCTTTGGTGCGGTCATTATTCAGGGATATTGCAATCAGGTGATGACGGATTAAATTGACAGAAACGGGCAAGGTAAAGCGACTCACACCCAGCGAAAACATGGATTCCGCATGGATTTGGAAACACCTCTTTAGTTGCAAATGATTCCAAAGGCTCACCATTCCAAAGAATGTCCACCGCATAGAGTGGTGATAGGTCTGTGCAGTTGCCTTCTTGGTCTGTTGCTAAACAGATTTGCCCGATTTCGTGGACGGCACAATTTTGGTAGATAATAGAACCCTCAACCTCGTTTGAGATTTGGGCTTGGTATGTTAGCCATTCGGCTAGGTTTGTGAATTGGTATTTTGAAAAGGTCATAAGGTGGTTGTTATAATTTCAAATGATTTTCCAGCGTTTCTTCCTGACAAAAATGCTTTGCCAGTTTTACACTTTTTATATATTTCAGTTCTGTCAATGTTGAATTTTTCTGCAATCTCCCATATCTTACCAACAAAGCCAGTGCTGATTTCTCTTATTAAAACTGCTTTTTCTTTTCTTTTTTTGGCAGATGCGTCTAAAGTAGATTTTGATGGTTTGTAGCCAATCTTGCTTTCTTTTACCCTTTGGCAAAAATAATCACTTCTATTCTTGCCTTTAAATGCAATGCTTATTTTTTGCTTTGCTTCTTCGCTTTGACTCCAAGAATTAACAGGTCGCCTGTTGTGCCCCTTTGACGCCAAAGACATTTTCAATCGTGTTTCTGCGCTTGGTTTTGAACCTTTCTTTTGTTCGCTAATTTTTTTCTTTGCCTCCTCAGTATGCTTGCCACCAAAGAATCCCTCGCCCCCATCTGTCCTGTTACATAATTGGGTTTTACCATAATGAGCAATTAAGAACTTTTCTACTTCTTTAGCCGAAGAAATATCTATATCACTGCAAAGTATGTCTACAATTAAGCCGTGTTTTTTGTAGTACCTTTTCCATAACTCGCTTCTGCAACCAGTATGATACGCCCTTTTGACATCGTTTCCAATACCAATGTAGTAAATTTCTCTACTATCTTTTTTCATATGTGCGTATACTACTGCCATTTACAAACTCGTGATGGTTGTGCAATCGGTGTCCGAAAGCGGTGTGGGGTAGAGTGCCATTGCTTGGATGAATTTGGGCGCACCCGTAATGCTTGTTGCAAATTCTTGTAATTGTGTGGCGGTAAACGATGTGGCAGAAACAACCTTTGTTCCATTAGCAAAAATGTCTGCTGTTGTGCCGTTCCATTTAATTGCAATTTTAGTCGTGTCCGTTGTTGTTGTGTAAATTTGAGTATTTACATTTGAAACTCTCTTAAAGATAATAACTCTTGTAGTTGCAGAGTTGTCACTATAAAATCTAAAATTATCGGTATCGCCAGTTGCTCTCAAAAAAATACCATCTCCCGCACCATCACCTCTATACGCAATATTATTCCTCAACTCCACAAACCAAGTACCCCCACTGCTTGTAATCAAACCATTGGTGTAGATGTTATTGCGTGAGAATGAATCGGCAATACGGGTGGCTGATGCGGTGGTTGTTGGGATGTAGGTTGTGGGGTATGCGCCTTGTTCAAATTGTGCGCCCCAAAGGTAAACTGATGTAGAAAGGGTATTTGACTCAGACCTTGATGATGTGGATGATGTAATTAAATTAATTATGTATGTTGCGGCTGAACCAGTAGCAGTTGCAGTTGCAGTTATTGTGCAACGATACCAACCATTCCCTACATTTACGATTGATGCCGTAGTTGACGAACCTACTGAACCAATTACCCCACTATCTAGGTCAAAATTCGCCCACACATTTGAACCAAATCTGCCCGACGATGCGACAATTTGCAAAAAATTATTTGTGTTTTTCTTTGCGTAAATTGACCACGAATAAGTTACTCCGCTTGTTACTGAAATTGATTGCTCTAAACCGTGTAAAGAACTTGTGCCATCTCCCGTTAAGGTATCTGCCGTTGTATTTCCATCGGGCGAAGTGGTGGTATTTGTTGTAATTGAACTGGCAGTTTTCCCCCAACTCGCATTGTCAAACTCCTCACTCCTTAACGCCAAATTCGTCCTCTGCGGCTCCAACAACAACGCTGGACAACTGCCGTACATATAACTAAGACGGGGGACATTCAACCTATCGGTTGTGGGGAAATAGGTTTGGGCGGTTGAGCCGATGTTTAATTGTGCGCCCCAAATCGTACGAACAGAACCAATGCCAGGACTTAGCGATGTTCCATTTTGTGATAAAGTTCCATAAAATGCAAAATTTAAATTAGTATTATTCCCCGTGTCTGTTCCCGTTACAATAAATCTCCACCAATTCCCAACGCTTTCAACACTTGTAACCATTGAAACTTGGTCGGGTGCAATTATATTCATAGTTCCATTTACCTCATCAAATAAAACATAAGTTATTTTGGCAGTTCCTCCCGTAAAATTTAAATAACTACCCGTAAAATATGTTTTACTTGTTTCTTTTTTAATATAGATTGATAAGGTAACTGTACTGTTTGGTGCAACTGAAATAGTTGGGGCTACAAGTGCTTGATAAACACTTGCCGAGTTTGATTGTATTGAATCCGCAGTTATTGTTCCATTTGGTGCAGTAGCAATATTATATGCCATAGTAGGCGTATTGCTTTTACCCCAATAACCATTTGAGAAATCCTCACTATAACTTACCAAATTCCACGGAACTCGTTGAATCAACCCATCGGCATTTGTACGCCAAGCATCACTCGCCCTTGTCCAAGTTAAATCCCCGTTTCCATTGGTGGGGATTTCGGCATATGCTTTGCCCGACTTGTATCCGCTTGGGATAAGCAACAAAGATGCTGACTGCAACAACGAACTCACCGCATCCACGCAAGCACCCGCCTCAGTTACTCCACCATCGGCAACAACCCGACTTTGGTAAGCCGAAAAAATCCCTTGAGCATAGTTGGAACGATTGATTCCAATGCCCAATCCAATGCCCATTCTCATTAATAACCGATTACGCTGCCCGAAGAAATTACAAATCCGGTGATGGTTGCAGAGTTACCGGCTGGCAAGTATGCACCTTGCTTGAAAGTAACACCACTCATTCCACGAGCTGAAAGAACATTTGTTCCATCAACGGAAAAGGAAGTGAAGACGGTATCTTCTTGAACAACCAAAGCGTTATGGTTTCTCAATGTTTGTGTGCCTGTTCCGTAGCGAATAAATGCTGCACCTCCGGCAATGATGTCTGTTGAACTGCTCATATTGTATAGATTTTTTCTGTTAAACTTGGTGTATATTCATTCTCGGTGAATGACTTTTGAACTTTAAGCAAACCTGTCTCACACAAGATTCCTCCGCTTGTAGATACACTATATTCGTGTTCTCCTTCCAATAGGGTTGCGGTAGTACCTTCAATGAACTGAAATTGATTGTATCTCTCTGTATGAGCTGATACATCCGTCAATGTTCTTGTGACAACGGTTTCAGTTTGGCGATGGGTAAAAGTAAACACATAGGATGCAGCACTTGCCTTTTCAGTCAATGTGAGATACCAATACTTTGTTTGTCCTTTATTAATTACCAACATCAAAACAAAATAGCGAAGGGATTTTAATGTAACAAAAAAGGGAGAGCAAATGCCCTCCCCTTTTCTCCTATGAAACAAGAATCAATTAGATACCCAAAGCGGTAACAACTGAACTTTGCAACTTGTAAGGTGCTTCTGCTTCAATAGCAGAAAGTGTAACTTCATAACCGTTGGAATCTCCCATTGCAGTTCCGGTGTTAGCGACCATTGCAGTCACATCACAACCGTACTCCTTACCAACCAACCAATACTCATCGTTATTGTTTTTAACGATGCAATAGCAACGACCTTGAGCAAGAAGCTTCATTTCGTTACGCTTGGTGGTTGACAATCTGCGAAGTTTGAAAGCAACATCAGTTTGAACAAATGATGTTCCGTTCTCAACTGATACGTTGGTTGTGGCAGTCATTGATCCTGTGCCTTTGGGCAACTCGTAATCATAAACATCTCCACTTGCAACGGTTGTGGCAGTTACTTCACCACTTGCAACGGTAAACTTTGAATCAACCCAACTAATCAGGTGAATTGATTTAATACCCCCAACCGCATCCTTGCAGTCAAGAGTGAATCCTTGAGTGAGTAAACAAGCCATCAGTTATGAAAAATTACAAGGTGAAGTAAACAATCTCTCCGGGGAAAGCAACCTGAACACCGGCTTTGAAAGTGAAGCGAACACGAACTTCATCGTTGTCCTGTGAGTACCACATCTTCACTTCTTCTTGCTCATCAATCAAGTCAGTTCCCATGAAGAAGTTGCTCAAAGAACCAGCAACAATCTTGTTAGTTCCGTTCAAACCACCAACGGCAATCAACTTCATATTAGTACCGGGGTAAACCATTTCCATAGAAGTTGCAGCATCAGCAACGTAATGGAACAAGTTAGCGTTCTTCAAGTTAACCAACATCAACTTGTAAGCATCAACTCCCAAGAAGCAAACCAAGTCACTCTTTTCAGCAACGGCAGCAGGGATGTTAGCGTAAACCTGATCCAAGATGTCATCGATGTTTGCAGCGGTGATTGAAGTGAAGGTGGTTGGTGCAGCGTTAGCCAATACTGGAGAAGCAGCAGCAATGATTTTGTTGAATCCGTCAAAGCGGTTCAAGTTAGGGTTACCTGAAGTGGTGTCACCTTGCCACATTGCAACTTCCAAAGTTTGTGCAATTACGGCTGCTTTCTCAGCACCGATTTGCTCTTCGAAAGGAACCATAGTTGGTGAACCGGGCATAATTTGAGTTTGCATCCACTTTGCTTCCAATGTCTTAGGGCAAAGAGTTTCTTCAACTTTTACTGCACCTACGGTGATGTTACGCTGAGTGAAAGCAGTTGTACCACTTGGGTTGTAACCACAACCATCGGCTTGAAAGAAAACGGTTGAAGCAAGGATGTTCAAAGCAGATGCAGATTTTACACCAACTTGAACTTGGTTAGAAGATTGCAACAAGGTTGCAGTTTTGCTGCCAAAAAGGGCTTTTACCAACAAGTCAGTTGACTGCTCATTGGTGTAGTTTGCGAGTGTTCCTACTGAAAATGACATAGTTTTATTTGTTTATTGCGTTTTTGTATTTTTTAAGTGCTTCAAAGCGATCGTTCTTTTTGGTAGAAACAGGTGCTTTCAATGGTTCTTCGCTTGGCAAATCAGCAACCTTTTCAATAAGGTCAATGGCTTTGCTCATAGCTTCTTTGTGCTTAACATTTGATGCAGTCAATGACTCAACCTTTGCAGACAATTCAGCGATTGCACTTTCCAACTTGGAAACAACATCGTTAAATGCACTAACGGTTGCAAATTCTTCGGCTTCAATTTCAATTTCAACTTCAGGTTCAACGATTTCAGTAACGAATCCACCTTCAGTTGTTACCAACATACCACCTTCAACCTCGTGTGTTGCATCAGGTGCTGGGATGTTGCCTTCAGCAGTTTGAACGAAAACGGCAGTACCTACCGCCAATTCGCCATCCCACTCAATTACACTTCCATCAGTCAAGGTGGCAGTTGCCATCTCAACTTTGGTTTCTTCTTCGGAGAATCCAAGCATTGCTCGGAGTTCTTTCAATGTTTCTTTTGCGTTCATTTGTATAAAATTAGAGTTTGTGTTTTCGTGTTGCAATTTTATTTTCCATTCCACTTGCTCAAAAGGTCTTTGACCGCTTCAAGTAATTGTTCGTCTTTGTCTTCAGGAAAGTCAAAAACTCCCTCAACGGAGAACCCTTTGAACTCACCTGTTTTGACTCTTGACCATACCTCATCATTATCAATCAAGTAAGAGACAAACCAACTTCCATCAGCAACCTCTTCAAATCCTTTTGGTGGCATCACGCCTCTTTCCCTGTCTATGATGTATGACTCAAACAAACTGACTCCGTCCATTATTGGAGTTTTGTGATGGGCATTGACTGCATCGTACTTGTTGCCCCTTGCCCATTTCTTGGCAATCTTGAAGATGCTCTCCTTGTCAAAAACTACATAGTATTCACCACGAATGTCATCTCTGCGATAGATAGGTAAATCGGCAATCATCGCTGCACCCGTAACAATTCGCTTCTCCTCATCTTGGATGGCGAACTTGTGCATCTGCATTTTATCTTTATACATTGAATAACAGATGGCAACGGCTTGATCACTCTCCTTGCCTTCACCAATTAAAATGGGAACACATCGTTGAATGAATTCTTGTTCGCTTTCGTTTGGGTTAGGTTCTACAAATTCCTGATTGAATGCCAAAAAGTCCTTTTGTATTGCCGGTGATTCAACAAGGGAAACAAAGTCAATGCCTGTTTCCTCGTCAAATTCGTTGATGTCTAATTTGTAAACTGGTAGTTTCATCTTATTCAAATAGCGTTATTGAGTGACAGATACCTTTTTTAATGATTGAACACGACCTTGTGTCCTTGTGATATCTCCCTCAGTCACAAAAACTCTTTGTTCAAATCCACTTACTTCAGGCAATGCTGAACCAATTCTTGGTGCGTTCATTCCATTCATTGCACCTCCATTGATTTGCAGTCCTGTTGGTGCAGATGCTTGTCCACCTTTCAAGATATCCTTTGCTCGTTTGGCATTGTTCAAAATCATTGCAGCCAATCCAATATACTTGGCAGCACCAGCAAGACCACCTGTTGCCACGTTGTCAGGTGATGGCTTTTGTGTTACGTTCAAAGCACCTGTGATTGCCATTGCCGTGTCAGCAGCGATAACAGATAACGCCAATGCTTTTCCTGTTTTTGATTGCTCACCAGCCAAAGCAATAATTGAATTGGCAAGGTCAACCGATGCTTTGTACAAATTGTCTTTGCTCGCTTTTAACGCCTCATCAATTTTCAACTGATCTTCTTTGGCTTTCTCTGCTATCTCTTTTTCCTTTGCTGCGGTTTCTTCTGCGAGCTTGACGGCAGCATCCGCCTTTTCTTGTTGTAGTTTCTTTTCCTTGTTGTCAAGTTCAATCGTTGCCAACAATTCAGCATCAGCATATTTTTTGTCAATCAATGCCAACGCTTCAGCATTGCCAGCATTTTCAATCTGTTCAAGAATGTGTGCTTCTCTAAGTGCAGCAAGTTGGTTTTCATATTCTACCTGTAATTTCTCACCTTCATCCTCAGTTTGTGCTAATCTCAAATCCCTTGCCGTTTCATTGGCTGCTAATTCAGCAGATAGAATTTGGTCTTGTGCTTTGACTCTCGCTGCTTCTATCGCTTCTTGTCTTTTGATTTCATCATCAATCCTCTTTTGCGTTTCTGCATCTCTATCCTTTTTGGCTTGAGCATACGCATCTGCTTGGGTTTTGGCTTGGTCTTTTTGGTAGTTCTGTTCTTCAATCTTCAAAACCTCCAACGCATTCTTGGTGTCAAGGATAATTTTTCCCCACTCTTTTTCTGTGTTCTTTCCGTAGTTTGCCCGTGCTTGAGCAAGGTCATTCTCTAACTTCTGTCTTTGCTTATTGAACACACCGACTTGGTCACCCCTCGCTTGAAGCAATGATATTTCTCGGTCAAGTTGTTCGTTAGATTTTTCGGTTGTCTTGTTGAGTTTCTCTAACGCCCTATCTTCAGCTGAAGTGATACCAACCCAATCAGTAAATTGCTCAACTAATCCACCGACAAAATCCACCATTGATGAAAGTCCGGGAATCAAAGACATAACGGCTTTCTTCAGCGTATCAAAATTGGTGATAATCAATGTCAAAGCAATACCAATCGCACCAAATGCAAGTGTTGACATATTGCCTAACGCCTTGAATGCGTTCATTACACCACCTTTGATGTTCTTTGCAATCGCCCCAAATTGTTGTTGTACTTTTCCAAGACCTTCAAGACCTTCAGCCAATGCCATTGCACCTTGAAGTTTGACCATTGTCTTTTCAAGTTCCTTTGATTCGTCACCAAACAAAGCAACTGCCCCTTGTGCTGCTTGAAATCCACGAGCAACTCCTTGAACAACGGTGTTAATTTGTGCAAACTTATCGGGGTTAACCGCTGCCACTCGGTCATTGAAATCATCCATCCGGTCACGAGCTTCAGCAAGTGCCTTCTCTGCTTTTACTGCTTCAGGTGAGAACTCACCGAACTCCATTACCGCCTTTTGTGCTGCAATGGTTAGTTCCTTAATCTCTGCCTTCATTGATTTGAAGTCAGGTTTTTTGACGGTTAAGTCAATCGCTGCGGTTAGTGCCATTTTATCCGTTTCCTATTATGTAAAAGTTTGAACCATCACACACAATCCATTTCTTCTCGTAATGGTTGGTGATGCTTTCCTCTGTGCTTCCGTTAATCAATGCCGATGTTGCGGTGTTAATTGTGATTTGATGGTTTGATGATAGTTTTAAGAATACCCAATGTTTACCACTTAACCCTGTTGGATCAGGTAGCGTAACATCAAAGCCAGCAGTTGATGAATCACACAAAATCAACCAATCATCTTTGGTGACATTGTAGTTTGCCGTCTCTGTTCGTACTGCACCACCACTCAAGAATGATGGATACATCTCATAGTTGCCTATATATAGCGTGTCCGATTTGCTTGGTTGAAAATCATTAGAGACAAGTACAACCGAATTATCAACGCCATCAGGATAATTGATATCGCTTGAACCAAACCCACTATTGTTGATTCCGTTTCCGCTTATGTTGTCTCCAACAAATACTCCACTCCCCTCGGTTGTTCCAACTCCAACACCGCTGATTCCCGGCTTGATAGGGAACTTTCCTCCCGGATAGATATCACCATAGATGTCAGTATGTGAACCCTGTGCAGTACCAGCCCCCATCTTTTTTGTGGTGATTGTTGCCGGTGGGATAAATTGTGCCAACAGGAATTCGCACAAATAAACCCCTTCATTTGATGGGTTGTAATTTTCAACCTTGTTTAATCTCCAATACTGACCTTCAAAGAAGTATAGATTTTTGAACTGAAGGTTATACCAATCCGAAGGAGTGATGCGGAAATATGCCCGAACAATCTTAGAGTTCTTGTTGGTTATCTCTTGAATGAATCTATAATAATAAGTATTGACAAGATTCGCATTGCTATAATTATAGCCAGCACCAATTCCAACTTCCCTCGGCATTCCCCACAATAGATCAAATGTAGGTGATGATAATGAGTCATAGTGAATAGTCAAAGGAATTGATGTCTTTACTTGTGTTGCATTCAGCGAGAAAGTGCCAACAAACGATGGAAGAAATCGCACACTTACACCACTAACCAATCCACCATAATACAACACCCTTAAATCTCCATCCTCTTTGCCTACAACTGAAGATAAAACAAGGTTCTTTTGACCAATGTCGTAGTTGCTTATTTGTGTAGGTACAAAAACAACTTCAATTTTCTTCTCACTTTTTACAAAGTCATTGTCTACCTGATAGGTTCTCTGTCCATATGTGGTTTGATAGTTCTCTTGGTAGTTGACATTCCCTTCATCCTTACCTTGCTTGTAAGTAAACACATAAGGGTTTGCATCCAATTCGCCCATTGGAACAATTTCCACAGGTTGTGAATAATCAAGTTTATATGTCCAATCTAATTGACTTCCGTTATAGAATTCATCACGTGGAACACATCGCAGAATCTTTGGTTGGTCTTTGTCCGGTTCAATATACAAGTTGAACATCTTAACAAATGACATCAGCAATTCGCTCTGCTTGACTTCGGTGTTGAAGAAGATTCCAAAATCTACGGTTTCCCCATATTGGAAAGTATAAGCGGTGATGTCATTCTCAAGTGTAGAATTCACGTTTAGATTCATCGTGAAATCTGCATTCGTCAATGTGTACTGGTCTGCCCAATCGTATACCTGAGTCAGTTTGAATGTTACGACATCGGAACTTGACAACACAATATTTGTAAATCCATACTCCAACAATGGTGGCATTGCCATTGGATCAACTGAAATATACTTGGTTGACCTTAAAACACCATTCACATACAAACCAATATTGATATCTATCTCCGGTGGTGTATATGTATGATGGCACTTTGTATTCAGTCAACATTGATAACTCCAACTATGAGCAGAAAAAGACCGTTCAAGACCGAATGTTTAACTTGGAATTGGATGTCACTCTGTCATTCGCTGATAAATCACAACGTATATGATAAGATTATTGGTCAACGATACTCCTGTTGATTTGTCGGGTGACTTTGACATATCTATTAACAAGGCGATTGCAGACATAAGAGAACCACAATCACGATCTTCGGAGTGGACAAAGACAATATTGATTCCGGGAACGGCACAAAACAACAAATTGTTTTCGCACATCTTTGAAGTTGAACATACCGTTAGAACATCCACACAATTTGCACCTGATTTCAACCCTAACAAGAAAGCATCTGCGGTTGTTCTGCTTGATGAAATAGAGCAGTTAAGGGGATTCATCCGATTGATTCAAATCAATGTCTTAGATAGCACAGAAATCGCCTATGAATGTAGCATCCACGGACAAACTGCTGACCTATTCACAACGATTGCAGAACGCAAACTGAATGTCTTGGATTTTTCCGAGTACAATCATACGCTTTCTTCAGGAAACATCTTCAATTCTTGGGATACAAGCATAGTCAAGAACGGCAGCTCACAACCTTTTGCATATGGCGATGGGTATGTGTATTCAATGATTGACAAAGGTCACGTGAGGAACATTGGCTTTTGGCAATATAATGAATTGACTCCTTGCTTGTATGCAAAAACCATCGTTGACAAAATCTTTACCAATGCTGGTTACACATATACCAATGATTCATTCTTCAACTCCGATAGATTCAAACGCTTAATCATCCCACCACCAAACGGACTGACTGCATCATCAACCCAATTAACAAACCGATTGTTTTTGGCAAGCCGTTTGACTACAAGTCAGGCATTGACTTTGGGAACTACGCTGATATTTAACAACGATTCAAGCGGTGGTGCTTTTGACAATGGTGGTAACTATAACCCAACGACAGGTGCATACAATGTCCCAACAGGTGGAACGTATTCTTTCTTTTTGGGATTGGATTTGAACTTCACACTTGATCCGTCATACAGACCTGTACTACAAGCGGAGATAGATATCAATATTGGTTTGTATGTGAATGGTGTTTTAAGGTCAACCAAGTATATTTCAGTTGATCCAATGGCAATGCCC